TATTCGCGGGCTGGGTGCCACCGTTATCAGTAGTTGCCTGTGCCGTGGTGTACCCCTGACTGGTGCTGGTCAATCCACTGTAGGTACGGATCAGGGTACCCGCTGTTTGGGCATTATAGACGCGGATGGTATAGGTGGTACCTACCTCGGGTCCGATGCTGGCCTCGCTTTGCTCAACCAGATATGCGGTTTGCAGGGTGCGGTCGCGGTGCGCCCAGGTAATGGTAAGGTTTCCAGTAACGCTAGTGGGATAACTGACGCTGTTGACCAGCACATTGCCTGGGGCGTAGGGCCGGATGAATCGCTGCGCCATCAATACGCTGTCAGCAGGTGCTGCGGCTTCCAGTAGGTTACCGAGGCCGGTGCGAGTGAGCAGTTTGGCGTTGACGGTCTGGCCGCTGCTCCACTCAGTGGGGTCGAGTGCCTTGAACTCATCAGCGAAGTGGATCATCACACCGCCCGCATGTGGAGCCGGTACAGTATCGAGCACCCCGCGCTTGACAGTGATGGCACTGCTGCTGACCGTCACGACTTTGACCAGCTCACCGTCGATATGTGCCCATGTATCGGGTTCCACAGAACCCAAGTCTACCCCGCCACTGATAGAGAACGCGGTGTCGGTGCGTCCGACTGCCCCCACCAGCACGGCGGTCGGGCTGAATGCACCTGCCCCACGGTCAGAATAAGCGGCTGCTCCGGTGCGGGTATTGAGGCGGTAGTCGTAGGCGTCCCCGCTAGGGCGGTTGCCGGTGGCGAGCAAGATGCCGTGAAGTGGATCGACGGCAGCAATCAACGCATCGGAATCCTGTAAAAGTTCACGGGCGACGACCCAGTAGGGTGCTTCCATCACCAGTCGTTGCGGGCTGGGCGCAGGGGCACTGATCGGGGTTACCCAGCCACTGGGGGAGGGCACGCCGATTACCGTGCTGGCTGCCTTGAACACATCCTGCACTATCACCAAGGTAATTTTTCCACTGGTAAGTGTGCCGTAGTCCACCTCGGCCACGCGCACCACCATGTCCACTATCCCCAGCGGGGGCCATTGCAGCCGATACAGCTTGCCGATGTGGGCATCGTAAACGGTGCGGTTGCAGATGATTTCTCCCCGCGCCAGCGGTGCCGATAGCGTATGTAGGTCGCGCAGAGCGAGCTTGCTGGCGATGGTGTCATTGGGCACGCCTGGGTAGTCACGCACCGCTGGAACGCTGCCACCACCCTGCATTTCCATGATGGCGATGTCCTGCACAGTCACGCTAGCAGCTACTCCGGTGGCCTGGTCCTCGTACTTTACCTGTACTTCGCTGGTCAGCTCGCCCGGCATAGGCTGGCTGAAGCCATCTACGCGCAGGATGTTGGAGGCATCTAGGATCGGCAGGCTAGCTATAACGAAGTCATCGCGTGCCAGGGTCAGGGTAAGTTGGCCACTGGCCGGGTCCGGGTAGAGGCTGCCGTCGATATGCTGCAGGATCGAGCCGATGAACTCTTCGGTCGGGCGCTCGTCTTCCCAAAAGAAGCTCAGCATCAAACCTTCTGCATACAAGGTATCGGCCACAGCGGTAAAGCTGCCCAGGTTGAGGTCGGATGTGCTAGAGCGGATGCTGAACTCGGGCAGCGTCAGCAATTCATAAATCATGTGCGCCGGGTTCATATTATCGCCAATAGCTGCCTTGGCTGGATAAAATCCGCCATTGATGCGGCTGGCGTAAAGGCTCCACGGCTTGATGTAGGGTGACATCGCGCTCACCATCGGGCGGCGCAGCACCAGCCCCAGCAGGCCACGGAACGCGGGCACCGGCATGCCAGTCAGCACTCCCGCCAGGTAGGAGTTCACTACTTGGGCTAGTCCGCCGAACTCGATATCGACTGTACCGACTATGCCGCCTTCCTTATCCTCGCCGCCGAACAGATTGGGCTGGTTGATGCTGATGCTGGTGTTGCTGGTGACGTTGCCGCTCCAGGCTTCCTTCTCTCCTACCTTTATCTTCTTGACTGCCGTTACCGGGTTGGCCGTTGGAGATAGGCCATACACTTGGTGCATGCCAATGAAATAGCGATAGCCTACGGTCTGCTTGCTGCCAAAGCTCATTGTTTATCCTTGATATGGTCGATCAGCCGCAGTGCCATTGCGTCCCCGGTGGCCCGCAATACTTCGGCATCGAGGCCATCGCGCACAAAATCACCCCAGTCCAGCCCCATGCGGGCGAACCAGCGCCGTGCTCCCCTGGAGCAATAGCCCAACTCATCCATGTGGCTGCGGGTAATGATCATGTTTATTTTTTGATGGGGGTGGTAGCCAGGTCGCCCCACCAGAAAATATGCGGCCCCTTAATCCAGCGCGAACCGAACAGCACGCCAATCTTGCGGCCCTCCTCCACCGTTGGAATCTCGACTTTTCCAGGTTTGGCATTGGGTGGTTTCGGCGTCAGTAGGTAGCTGATAACCGACGAAATAACGAACAGGATGAGTTGAACCCACATATCAGAATGCACTGTCTCCGGTGAAGGGGTTTTTGGACGGCCACCAGGGTGCGCCTCCGTAGTTTAGGACGTTGCTGAACTTCGTGCTACAGGTTACAGGCGTATGGTCACATCCAGGGTACACCACAAACCCAGCGTTTTGCGCCAGTCCGGGGATGCCGGACGACAGCGTTACCGTGTCGGTAGTGTGGTCAACAATGAAACGCAGCACCCCATCGAGCACGATCTTGCCGCCCACCCACCAGCCGTTGGGCTGAGTGGCGAATACGCTGGAGGTGACCGCCGAGCCGACATAGCTCAGCAGACTGCCAGTGGCAGAAAAGCTCGCGCCCGCTAGGTTGCAGCCAATCTCATACAGCGCATGCGGGCACTGCCGCTGCGCCGGGCGATGCAGGCCGATGCGGCGCACCGCTGTGCCGAGCGGATCGCAGCTAATGATCGCCTCACTACCGGAGAAGCGCAGGCCCTTGACACGGCCTTTCCACCATTGCTGCACCTCGGCGTCGCTGCGGTGGCGGCGATAAATGGTCAGTACTACCACACCGATCAGTGGACTGGCCATGCTGTCAGCAACAAATGGTAGATCACGAGCGGAGTTGATTTCTAACCCGGCCTTGGTCAGCTCCTGCGTCTGGCGGAACGTGCTACGTTGTAGTGGATACGGCTCGTAGGTTTCAGTCTGGTACACCATAGTTGTATCAGAGCTGGTATACAGCCACTTTCGTGTACCTTGGGAAAACCTGTACATCTCTACGGGTTGGCCTCCGTAAACACTGCCCTCAACCAATGCGTAGGTCATTGCGGTAGGCTCCTCAACATAGTAGACGACTCACCTATTTCAGTGCTAAGCCAGGACAGTTCAATCGAGTCTGTTTCCAGCCTAGTCAGGTGCATGAATCGTACATATTCTATATCAGAAACTTGCAGCACCACCCCTAGCGCACTATCGATGGACAGGGTTTCGCTGTCCACATCAATCTCAGAAGCTCCGGTAATTGTACAGTAATACATTACCCCTACAGTAGAGCGGATGGCGAGGTGTCTCCTGTCAGCACGCCCATTGATAAAACGTTGGTAGCCTATGTTGCGAATAGTGATAGAAGTAGAGCTGCTGCCGATGGTAGAGAGCACTTCTATATCCACTGCCTGAGATAGGCTCCAAAACGGTACCCTCTTCCCGGCACGAGCCGCCAGCCAACTACGAAACGCCACGATCTCGGCGCGACTTCCAAATAGCCAGTGCCAGCTCTTGAGGATGGAGGCCAACCCTGACAGGTCATCTACCCAGGTAGTTCCGGTTGCGTAGTCCAGCTCATCTACCTGGCGCAAAAATTCTACCTCGGTTGGGTCTCCCCAGTTTGTGTCTCCTGCATAGACATAGTACCCAGCGTACGTCACACCCGTATCTACCGCAATAACAGCTGGGTTGTCGTTAAATGCGAACTCTATTGTGCCACTAAGGTGATAGTCTGTCTGGCGGGTGAATTTTTGTCGTGCGGGCATCCGTCCTAAGCGCACGGGGTAAAGCTTGGCACCTGTGGGCCAAGTGGCTAGGGTGGCGGATTTAAGAGTGAGCGAAGACCCTCCAACACTGGCAATTTCTACCGCCTCATACTGGTCGTGTGCCAGCCACAGCAACCCCAAGTCATTGGCAAAAAATTCGTAGCCACTCGTAGTACATGGGATAGCCAAGCTACCTGCTACTAGGTCAGCTGCTAGGGGCTGCTCATCTGTCCACACCGGCACCGCCCACAGCCGTGACTGCCAACCTATAAGCATTGTTTCGAGCAGATTGGACTGGTGGCGATCAAACGTAAGTAGCTCATAGGTAAGACCACGGCGTGGTGCATCTCTCAAACCTATACGCTGCTCGATACCGCCCTGCGCCAGCATCACATCAGTCAGCCAGTCCAGTTTTTCCACCACCGGCGCGTCCCAGTTGGGCGCGTGGCCAAATATCACCACGCGGCGGCCAGTCACCACCAGTTGTGGAGACTCAGTAGGGAATGCGAACACATACCCTGCATTGATCGCCGCAGGGCCTTCCGTATCCACGGTGACAAAAAACCCCCTCTCTTCCAGCGGTGCAAAAGTGGTTGGTGCCACGATGCCAGATTCGGTTAGGCCAACAGTGGCAGTCTCGGTGATGCTGGCCAGCGCCTGCGGGGTGCTCCAGGCATTCCATACCGACACCTGGCGGGTCTGCACGCTTAGCAGGTTGCCGAGGTTGAGCGTGTGCGGGGTGACGTGGACGCGGTTATAGAAATCGTCGTAGTAGCTGGTGGCGATGCTGCCGGACTTGGCGAATGGCGTGGTGGAGACCGGCCAATGCGTGGTCAGCAGTTGCGCTCCGGGGCTGGGGG